TTTTAACCATCTTCGTTTATATAAACGCATGCGCTTCTTGGTAGGGGACCGACGCTTGTGTGTCCTCCTGTAGTTCATGATGTAATTGGACACCGCGTCTCGCCACGCGTTCCTGGAATGATAAGGGATGCCTCGTACCGAAACTGTTTTCATGAGGTACAGTTTCTCTAACTTCTTCCCTCGCATTCGCTTCCAATGAGCGACCAGGCGACGCTCCACGTCCCTCGCGTTCGCGCCGTTTTTTACCTCTCGTTTGATTCGCCACATGTCTCTCGTCAAGTTTGGCTTATATCGTTGCATCCACTTGCACCCGAAACAACGCTTGAGCTGGCTGCGAATGACGTCGTCGTCGGTGCCCCGATACACGCGCACGCGGCGCACTTTTACCGCACAGGGACGAGGCATGACTTTCACCGGGCAGGGACGGGGACGAGGCATGACTTTCACCGGGCAGGGACGGGGACGAGGCACAACTTTCACCGGGCAGGGAGGCACAACTTTCACCGGAGGCGCCGGGTGCGGACGCGGACAGGCCGCGAATTCGTTTTCGAGAGGGTTTCGGCGCTGACAGGGGGGTGGTGGCGGAGGAGGCGGTGAGCTGAGCTGTCTGCGTATAATCTCCTGCCTACGAGCCGTCCTAGCGGGATCTTCGGTTTGAACGCTGAATCCGCTTTGTCTGACAAAGTTCCTCGCGTCCATATTAATATATACACAGAAATTTTTTAGTTAGTGGTTGTTTCCTATGGTCAATTCCTCTTCGACCACGTCGACCCCGAAAAACACAGGTTGCTCTGGATATTGCCTTCCTTTGTAATTCACCGTGCATATCTTAACCGTGATACCGTACGTTGAGAAAGGCCCGACGTAGAAGTCTGAGTTGAAGAGGTCCGGCTTTTTCCCCTTGAGCGAACGCGCGCAGTGAGAGTTGTACGCCTGATGAAAGATGTCCTCCGGTACGAATTTTCCTTCCCCCTTGGTGACCCTCACCGAATTTAAGAAGTGATGCAACGTGTTCGCGACCATGGCGACTTGGTTCTGAATCGTCTTAAAGTAAGTTGGGACCACATTCCATATGTCACGTCCCGAGTACTTCTCGGAATATTCAAGGTACGCGCGAATGCATTTACAAAGAATCGATGGAAGTTCGGCCTCGAGCTTTTTGTCCAAATTTGGGTCAGCTTCTTGCACCTGCTTAGTGAAGTTCCAGGGCAAGATTCGGCGCAGGACCGATCCAGATTTATCGTTGTATGATGGGACTTCATTTCCTCCCAAAATGCCCGGAACCTTCCAGTTTGGTATCGTGGTTGCCGTTTTGTTTTTAACATTGATAGCGAGCCCTTCTCCGGATACAAGTGACTGGAATTCAGCCTGCTCGAGGGCGAGGTCCCCCTTGACTTCGGGTGCGACGAACAAGAGCGCGTCTTTGATCGCGGAGAGTCCGAACTTCCTTTCGATGTTGTTACCGAGAGTTTTAACATCAGCCGAGTCATAGAACCGCTGGAAGACGTTATTGATCAAAGTTGATTTCCCCGACCTCGCGATGCCTTTCATGAATGGAATCACCTGCCATTTATCTAAGTCACCGACTTCGTAACAGAGCCTGCCTCCCATGACGTAGGCCCACTTTTGCACATCTTCTTCGAAGTTCTGGTATTGCAGGATCTTATCGAAGTTGGGTGTAGGTATACACCACCAGTCGTCGATGTGACTATAGTCGACGAAATCTTGATCGAAGTATTTACAGGAGATGATGGAAGGGTCGAGAGAGCGAAAGTCCGAGCTCGTGTACGGATAAAATTTACACGTGGGGTGACCAAAGTTGGTGGGGCCGTCCTCCCTGCCGCAGAACAGACCGTTGCGGAAAGACCAGACATGACGCCTCTTCTCGATAACAGGAAACTGTGGGTCGTAACAATTTGTTAGGTGATTGGCCACGTCTTTGTAGCAGCCGCCCTTGGAAGTGAAGTTTTTCCAATTTTCGAATTCGTCGTCTTTGGGAGCGAGTGAATACACAAAGTTGAGAATCTCGAATTTCGGTTTCCAGGCCCTGGTGCCGAATCCTTCCGGGCTGCGAATCTCCTCGTAGCAGGAGTCCTGGTACCGTCGCAAACCCTGTAGGTGGGTCTGTTCCAGGGCGTGAATGATGCACTTCTGATAGGGGGTGCATTTTTCCACTTCATCTTCGTCCATGGCGAGCGGGTCCGAGAAAGAGCTGATGAGAGGTTCGGCTGTGGGGTTGACTACGCGCTCAAATGCATTCCAGTGGCGACGCACATTGTCGAATCCATCCTTGAGTTGTTTCCCGACATTGTTGACCCTCTTCAGTAGGGTCACTCCGTCTTCGTCTGGTTTGTTTTTAATACCCAGCACTGTCATACGCGCACGTAAGTTGAGGAGATATCTGCGTTGCTTCTCCTTTATAGCCTTTATAGCCCGGATGTCGATCTTGCTGACGATAGGTTCACCGTTGGCATCCCAGTGCTCTCTGTGGATGAACTGCCGGTAGCCGAGCTCTCGAGCGTTGCGATGGCAACTCCGCCTGAGATCCCAAGCATTTTCGAAAATTTCCAAGACGTTTATACATTGTTCACTGTTCATCGATTCGATGGTTCGTTTCTCCAACTCAAGCAGTGCTTGGTATCGATCAGGTTCAGCATCGATGAAGTGAAGTTCTTCCATGTTAATAATAATACAAAATTTCTCCTTAACTGAATTTTAGGCTTTAAGTTCGGAAAGGATTTTCACTAGAATCTTGTTTTGCATTTGAAGTTGCTGACCAATCGTCACCAAGGCGGTGCACACGGTGTCGCCCTCCTCGGACGCGAAGAGCGACGTCATCAGGGACGCCATGTCAACTTCGTCGTCGAACTCCATGAGTTCGTCGTCGTCCATCTCGTCGTCGATGATCTCACCCTCCTCCAGCTGCTGCTCAGTGGGAATTTCTTCAGGCTGTGACATTTCCTATCGGCTGAGAAAAATTGAAACGGGAAATACCGCATTTAGTCAGGGCGGAGCCGGAAATGCGGAATTAGCCAAATTTTTTTTCTCAGCCTATAGTACAAATACTCACAAAAAAATGGCTGGCGGACTTATGCAGTTGGTCGCCTATGGCGCACAGGACGTTTACTTAACCGGAAACCCGGAAGTGACTTTTTTTCAGGCGAAATACAAGCGCCACACCAACTTCGCGATGGAGAACATCGAACAAACCCTCAACGGTAACCCCGGCAACTCCGGCCGTGTTAGCGTGACCGTCGCCCGCAACGGTGACTTAGTTGCTGACATGTACGTCGAACTCGAGTCTGCCGCCACCGCCGCCACGGCCGCTTCTTGCTGGGTCGCCGAGCGCGCGGTCTCCTCCGTGGAGTTGAGCATCGGTGGTCAGCGTGTTGATCGACTTTACCAGAAGTGGTGGCGCCTCTACAGCGAGCTCTACCTCGATGAGGCCAAGAAGGCAACTTACGGCAAGATGACCACCGGCGACGGCAAGGTCTTCCTCCCCCTCCTCTTCTTTTTCAACAGGCAGATTGGTCTCGCGCTTCCGCTCATTGCGCTCCAGTACCACGAAGTTAGGATTGACTTCGACCTCGCGTCCGACTTCACCACCTACTGCGACGCCGGCACCTTCAAGGTGTGGGCCAACTACATCTACCTCGACACCGAGGAGCGTCGCCGCTTTGCACAAAAAGGACATGAATATCTGATCGAGCAACTTCAGCACACCGGTGTCGACACCGTCGACTCCGCTGGTGGCACGAAGCAACTTCGCCTCTCGTTCAACCACCCCGTCAAGGAGCTCATTTGGTGCCTTGCCCGCCCCACCTCTGAGCCCGAGCACCTCTGGCACTTCGGAAAGGGTGCCAACCATCCTGTGCTCACCGCGGGCGTCACCCCCGACCTCACCGTCGCTTCCTACCTTCCCATCTCCGCGGCTACCGGCGCCCCCGTCACGGCCGTTGGCGGTGCCGGTGCCGTTACCTGGACCGAGGAGTCCGAGGGTTCTCTCACCGAGATGAAGTTAGTGCTTAACGGTCAGGACCGTTTCAAGGCTCAGACTGGTAAGTATTTCAACCAGGTTCAGCCCTACGTCCACCACACTGGTTGCCCTATGCCCGGTGTGTACAGTTACTCTTTTGCTGTCCGACCGGAGGAGCATCAACCGACCGGTACCTGCAACTTCAGCCGCATCGATAACGCGCAGGTCACCCTCACCACCGCCGCCGGCGCTAACACCGAACTCCACCTGTTCGCGACTAACTACAACGTGCTCCGCATCCAGAGCGGCATGGGCGGCCTCGCGTTCTCCAACTAAATACTCATACGCGACCTTTGCAAAAAAAACTTTCATATTTAAAAACCTCAAGTACAAGTTTTTAAATATAAATCAAAACCTAATGTAACATGGGTTTCATAACCCGAAAACGAGGCGTCTTTTACAAAGATGGACGTCCCGTTTCCGAGATCGAACAGGGGAGATGTCGCAAATTAGGCATCCCCCCTGCGTACACCAAAGTGGAGGTGTACCCTAAAACTGCAAAACTCCAAGCCACCGCCGTGGATGCGCAAGGTAAAAAATACTATTATTACCACGAGAAATACCTCGACCAACAGAGAAAAAAAAGAAAAGCGAGGGCGACCCAGATTGATTTCGCAAAAATTAAGAGCGTCACCGGAAGAATATTAGCGCAGCCCACGCACCCGTCGTGGCACGACGCCCTCGCCCTCCGGATGATCGCCGCGGGATACCTACGCACGGGTGTTCAAGAGAGGGAGACCGGTGCACTCGGGGCGTTTCAACTCAAGAAGAAACACGTCACCTTACGTTCGGACGGGGAGACCGTCTCTTTCGATTTCCCGGCGAAGAGTGGACAGAGAAGACAATTCGACGCTCGGGACCGAGTGCTCCACAGCGCCCTCTCGAGACAGCGCACGCCTTTGCTCGTGGGTGACGCCCGATACGAGAGGGTACGAGACCTCCTTCGAAGGATCGTCGGAAACGAGGATATTCAACTCAAAGACATTCGCACCGCCGGGTCCATGCAACTCTTCCGTAAACACCTCAAGACTGCGAACGGGGACGAAAAAGTCGCCAGACAACAAACCGCCGACACAATCGGTCACACGCCGACCGTTAGCAAAAAGTTTTATCTGTTGTGATACATGGTTACTTTGGCATTTTAGGGCGAATCCTTTTCGCCCTTGGAGATTTCTGACCGCCTTCCAGTAAGACGAGAAACAAATTATCGCAAATCCTTATCAGCGGTGTAATACGTCTTCCCCTTAACTACAAAACTGTGGACACGAGCGTAGGCCCACGCCTGTGGAGAGGCTCCCGGTCGGTGACCCGTTCTCCATGCCGCGAGACCCCTGTTATAGACCGTTTTGAGGGTTTTTAAAGGAATGTCAGTAGCCTTACTAATTTCAGGAAGGGATTTAACTTTCGGTCCGTACCTTTTCCTGAATTTAAGGGTGTATGAGGAGGTCGTGGTCTTTTTTCCTCGGTCTGTTGGGAATTTCGCGTAACTGCGTCGCAGCATCTTCGTGTATCGCTTCTCAATTTCAGCGAGTGTGGACAATCCCTGAAAGTATTTGAGTGGAGCATAGATTTTGCCCTTATTTTTCCGCAGTTGGCGAAGTTTGGCAAGGATCTGGGCATTGCTGAGCATCCTTATAGTTACTAAATGTTTTTATATGGAAAATGTATAGGTTTCCAGGCAATGCTAAACATATCCTTATTTGATTTATAATACGTGGGCACCCTCTTGTACGAAGCACTACCCGAGTAAGAGTCATATTCCTCTTTCGTTATGGGGTTTCTGATAGTTGTGCTACGATAGAACTTTTGGCCCTCCAGTCTCTTCTTACCCTCGAGAATCATATAATATCCATCAGATCTTCGTTCCCTCTCACTGTCGGGCAACGCATCATACTCTGCCTTCCTGATTTTCGCGTACCCTGAATCGTACTCTTGTCTAGATATTTCAACCTCATCGTCTTCTAAATAATAGTACTCCCATGTAACCATCCCTTTCTCATGAAGAGGCAGCCTGTCATATTCGTCCTTGCTTACGTGTTGCTTCGAGAGGTTTTCTTGCTCGTGACGAGGGATCTCTTTATTCCGGTCGTACTGTTTTTTTGTTACACGGATTTCGTGTGGTTCGAGGTTGAACACACCCGTGCCGTTTTTTAACTGTAGTCGGCACTCGCAGGAATCGGGGTTATCACTATATGCACACTCCGCACATTTCGTGACGTTTTCAGAGCGTTCGTCCCAGTCGACATTTGTATATTCGATGCACGAAGTATCATTCGTTAAGTTGAGTTCCTGGTATTTCTGATCTCTAGTATCATAAGAGAATGTGTTCAAGCTTCTGCCTAAACACCTGTTGGGATCCCTGTTCACCTTGTAATATTTGCCAGAAGAACGTCGCCTGTCGGCATCGTTTTTTATTCCGTTAAACTCTTCCCTGCTGATTTCGATTAGATTATCCTTCAATGTGACTTTGGATTCAGCAGAGTCACACGTGTCGATGATTTTTCCGCCGATTGTTATAAGTTTACCCGATTTCTCACCAGCTTTGCAGGGGATGGGTTTAGGGGGTTTCGGAACAACGGGCTTTACTTTCTTTTTAATATTTTCATTTTGCTCTGTCACTTCACCCCTCTGCACTTTAGTTTCCTTGATACTTGTACACCGTTCGTCACTGCCGTACTCGCAGTTGTAGAATTTATCAAACGGCCTGTCTGCCATCATGCGAAAAGGCCTGTACTTCACGTCGATTTTCATCTCTTCAGCTTCTCGGCATGGTAAGGGTATAACAGCTCGGTCCAATGGTGCGTCGTAAACCTTTCCATTAATTTTAACTTCTAATGGTTTGATGTTTTGATATTCTAAACAACACACCTTGGGGTCATCCCTTTTTTTGTCCACCGCGAACCGCTGTCTATGTTCTCTAGGGTCAAGTCCAGGGTCATTGTCTGCAAAGAATCCTCTCATTTTGTAATCTTTTGCCCACTTTTTCATTGAGCATTTACCATCCGAGTCCATACTGTCAGTCGCGGATATGAAATACGTCAAAGTCTCCTTTCCAAAGTTAAGTTTCGGTGTTCCGAAAAACTTACCTTTCAGGTCCTCGTTGTGATACACCGCCCAGTTCAGGTGGTAGATTAGCGGTCTGAAAAAAGGAGAACGCGACCCCCCACATTCTCCTAGTAATAAATGCATACGCTCGAGTCTTTCTTTATCACGTAAGCTGTAAAAGTCTCGCATACCGCTTGTCTTATCCGCGTAGCATTTGCAAATGTCGAGAACTTCAATGAATTCTGCTCTAGTAAATGCGATGTGGTTTTTCTTGAGTTTTTCGTATACGCCTAACGGGTCCCCAAAACCCTGTTTCTTCCACGGCATATCGCCTGTCGACTTCCACTCCTGTTTGAAACTATATTTTTGATTGATATCTTCTTTCCTTCTCCTAATGTATTCGATATTGTTTTGCTCGATTGTTGGTATGTAGCTCCAAAACTCTCCAACTTTAAAACTCCCCGACTTTCGTAATTTTCGGCGAATATTGTCCAGCTCATTCTTTTGTATTCTAGGACGATGTCTACCACGGTAAATGTCGACCACGGGTACCGGGATGACGTGTTTAAACTTTGAATACGTGTCCAGTGCTAGGCGCTGTTCTCCCTGTATGTGTTGTAAAATGACGAAGTTATTCAGGAAGGCAACCCATTTCGATGCTAATATGTCGGTGTCTTCTTCCTGACCCATGCTTCCCTCTATCTTCCTAACTTCGTCTCGTTCCCGTGTGTTGGCAAACACCGACGCGGCAGCCTTGTCTTCTGCCTTCTTTCTCCTGAGTTCAAACTTTGCTGACTCTTCCTCCTCCTCTCTACGGCGTCTCGCCTTGTTTGAGATGTTGGTGTAGGCTAGAAAACCACTACTGGCAACACTGGCCGATGCACCCACCGTCCCTACCAGTGACAGGAGGCCCATCTACTACTTACTGCTCACATTTTTATTATGAAATATGAAACCCCGAGGAGAAGCACTGTGAAGGCTCCGTCACTCGGTGTCCACTGGTATCCGTCATCGAAGTCGCCGTACACATATTTAGTCGTGAGAAGGACGATCACGGGGATGATGAGTGCCTTTTTAAAGTTGGAGCGGTTACGGATGTGTTTCAGGATGTATGTCAACACGGTGGCAAAAACGACGTGTGCTAACATGTTTTATTTCTTGGTGAGATATTTAATTGCGACTTCGATGGACGGGTAGATCATCTTCCCGAATCGAACGCGACCTGTCCGCGAGTTGTACCATCCTTCGTGGCCCCTGAACACCGCCTTGTGGACGACCTCCACCATATTAAGAATGAAGATTATTATTGGATTAAATGGGGAGTCTCTCGGTTATATGCGGAAACATGTTTTCCGGGAAAACTTCGGAATTAATTCGTCGCCTCAAACGTCAAAGGGCTATCGGAGACAACATCTTGGTCATCAACTCGGCGAAAGATACCAGGTCGTGCGAGCAGGTGTTGAAAACACACGACGGGGTCACATTCAACTGCCTGAAAACCTGGGATCTCTTCGATGTTTTACACATGCCGGATTTCGACAATGCTGACGTAGTTGCCATAGACGAGGCACAGTTTTTTCCTCGGCTCCGAAAATTCGTCGAGTGTGCGCTCTACGTCAACAAGCGAATCATCGTTGCCGGGCTCGACGCGGATTCGTCGCAGAGGAAGTTTGGTGAGATCGTCGACTGCATACCGTTGGCTTGTGATGTTACGAAACTCTCAGCACTGTGCTCGCGCTGTAAGAACGGTACTCCCGGTCCGTTCACCAAACGCATCGTAGAAGACAAGACGGTGGAGTTGATCGGTGGTTCTGACAAGTACACGGCGGTTTGTCGACATCATCTTATTTCCTATGGACATCTAGTATGAGTACGACGCGTTTCCCTGGACCGGTCTTTACAACTTCGTGGTATCTACTGTGGTCAAACAAGTAGTCCTCCCCTTCTTCGTGGGCATGTTGGCCTTTTTCGGTGTAGAGCACGCATCTTCCACCGCTGTGAATAGTTATATGATATCGTAAGAGTCGATTCGATTCAGCCCTGTGCGCGTCCAGGTGGAGAGGACCTTCGCTCACCGCGAAAGCGGCTACTGTCGTATCGACGCATGGGATCTGTGTTAGGAGACTGTTCAAGATGGGGAAATCCTGGACCCTGTAATAATAGTAATTGTAGTTCTTTTCAAACCACGGACTCAAATCGTGATAAAACTTCTTATCGAGCTTTGGGTGTACCTCGTCAAACTCCCTCTGAATCTTATTGAAATGCAGTCGTATGAGCGCCAGGCCGGGGTAGTTTGAGACCTTGCATTCGCTGAGCATGTACACGAGGTCCCTGAAAGTGTTACGGATGCCAGCCAGAGGTCGACGTGGGTTTTGAAAATACAGAGTGTCGATTGGCAATTTCAAAAAGTCCCAGAGAACCATCAGGACCGGGACTGTCAGGGTGGTCCTCCACATTCAACTTTATTTTCTGTACATATATTAAACGATGCCAGGATACACGGAGCCCTTAGAGCCCGAACCTACTGAAGAGAAAAAGGAAGTCAAGACCCGCTTCATGATGCCCACCAAGTTGACGATTGTGCAGATGGTGCTCCTCGTGATTCTCGTGATTCACGCGTGGACCTCTCGCAAGGTCAAGGGCGTGGTTGTTAGCACCATCGCGCTCGCCATAGCTCTTCTCCACATGTACGACCACATGTACCGCTTAAAGCGCGGCGACGAGCACCTCTTCTTCCTCCCCAAGAAGGAGGCGTACGGTTGCAAGAGTTGCATGTAAATTTTCATGACGTACTATAAGATGCGCGTTCGAATTGTTCGAAGCCCTAACAAAATAAAAAAGTTCAGGGCAAAGTTAGAAGACGGCACGGTTGTTGACTTTGGTGCAAGTGGCTACAGTAACTACACCAAACACAAGAATCCTTCTCGTATGCGCGCGTACGTGCGTCGACACGGTGGATACATACCCACCTCGCTTTCGGTTGAAACAAACCCTGTAAAAATTCAATCTCGCATGCTGAAAATAAATCGCAGCGACAAGGAAAACTGGGGATTAAATGGCATCGGAACCCCTGGGTTTTGGGCCCGATGGTACCTCTGGAGTTACCCGTCTTTCGCACAGGTGGACAAGTTTATGAAAAGAAAATTCGGAATTACGATTTTGCGGTGATGATATCGTCCACCAACTCTCCGGGGTCCCGCTCCAGCATATCGCGAAGAAGTTCACAGGAATCTTTCATCTCGGTGATAGCGACATCCGGATTATCAAACGGTAGACACTTTTTCCGCGCTTCATCCTGACTTTGCCACGTGCACGTATTTTTCACCTGCTCTTCTGTCAGTTTCAGGTTATTGTAGCTTGCTTT